GGTGGAGAAGGAACGGGTGGTTTATGTGCTTGGTGGTGTTGGTAATGAAGACCGCACACTATGTACTAATGCCGCTGACGTGATGACGACGTGTGCAGCGATTGCCGAGAGAATGATCTATGCGAAGATCAGCGGTAATCTGTACAGGAGGGCAGGTCGTAGTAAAGAGTACTACGATGATCTGCTGGGGGATTTTAGGAATAGAGTTGTGAAAGCTGCAGGCCGCACTTTCCACCCTGTGACGCCCGACGAATTTGTCGAGAGTTACACGGGTCGAAAGCGTACGATCTATGCTTCATATCTTGACGACTATACTGAGACGGGTGTGAGAGCAATTCACGCACATTTCAAAGCGTTCATGAAGGTAGAGAAAGTACCAACGAACAAATCGCCACGAACTATTCAACCGAGGTCACCAATTTTCAATATTGGGTTAGGACGGTATCTGAAGCACAGCGAGAAACCCATCTTCCGCGCCATAGCCAAAGTCTTCGGACAAAGGTATGTGGTGTTCAAAGGGTTAAACGCAAATCAGATGGGTGAAGAGTTAGAAGGACTATGGTCAAAGTACCGTAGGCCCGTGGCCGTAGGGCTTGATGCTTCGCGTTTCGACGCGAGTGTCGATGCCGGTTTGTTGCAACATGAGCATGGGTTATACAACACGTTGTTTAGATCAAAGGATCTTGCGAGAATCTTGCGAATGCAAGTGAACAACAAGGGTGTCGCCTATTGCCATGATGGGAAAATTAAGTATAGTGTGCATGGGGGGCGTGGTTCAGGAGATATGAACACGTCACTCGGAAACAGCTATATCATGTGCGCGATTGTGTGGAGTTGGCTCAAGAGTTGTGGAGTGAAAGCGAGCTTGGTGAACAATGGGGACGATTGTGTGGTGATCATGGAAGATGATGACCTGACACAGTTCCAAGGAGGGTTTGCTGAGTATGCATTGTCATGCGGTTTCCGCATGGTTGTAGAAGAGCCAGTTTATGAGCTCGAACAGATTGAATTCTGCCAGACACACCCTGTGTGTGTGGACAACCAGTGGAGAATGGTGCGGAACTATAATTCCGCCCGCGAAAAAGACAGTATGTGCTTGTTTCCATTAACAGGCCGTGGCGCGTTGGAGTCATGGCTGTACGCCGTTGGAGAATGTGGTCTGGCGTTGACGTCAGGAGTACCAGTTATGCAGGAGATGTATACCGCTTTCATGCGGTCGGGAAAACCTAGTAAGATGGGAGAAGCCGTGTTCATGCAGGGAGGAGCGAGGATGATGAGTAGGGATATGGAGGCCAAACGCGTGGCAGTCAGTGATGACACGCGCGTTAGCTTCTACCTTGCCTTCGGAGTCACCCCTGATGAGCAGGTAGCCATGGAGGAATACTACCGAACTTGGGAAGTCACAAGTGTGGTCCAGGACGTGAACGATATTGGGTGCATCGGAGCGAGTCCGATGTAGCGGTTCGTATATTCACAGCCTAAATAAAGAAATATATAAAGAAAGTATAGTCAATATGACCAAAAATAACATGAAAATGAATAAGAGAAATCGCATTGCAATCAAACCCCGGCGAAAGCTGGGACGCACCGGTCCACAGGAGGTTACTCGCTTAGGATCCGTGTTGCGTTCATTGGGTGGACTAGGTGGTGGCGCACTGGGTGGTATCTTCGGGATGCCATCTGCAGGAAGTGCCGCTGGTACCGGTCTTGGAGCAACAATCAGCAAATGGTTAGGCTCCGGAGATTACGAAGTATCAGAGAACTCAATAGCTGCTCAGCACATGTCAGGAACTGTTCCAGACATGCACAAGAGCAACCAGTCGATCATTGTTCGACACAAGGAGTTCGTGACCACCGTGAATAGTTCCACTGATTTCAGTGTGCAAGGATCGTTCGACATCAACCCAGGCAACCCAACATTATTTCCGTGGTTGTCTGGAGTTGCTGCGCGATTCCAGGAATACAAGTTGCGAGGGATGGTCTACCACTACGTTCCGACAAGTGGTAGTGCCGTCTCGTCAACAAATGCTGCACTTGGCGCGGTGATGCTGCAGACCAGCTACCGTGCCAGTGACACACCCCCAGTTAACAAGATTGAATTGTTGAACGAATACAATAGTAATGAGAGCGTTCCTTGTGAAGCTTTCTGTCACCCCATCGAGTGCGATCCAAAAGAGAATCCTTTTAACATCCAGTATGTTCGCTCCGTAGCAACTACGGCAGCAGAGGACAAACTCTTGTATGATCTAGGCACTACTCACGTTGCGGTGCAAGGTTGCCAAAGTAATGGCTACCCTATTGGTGACCTCTGGGTCACATATGAAGTGGAGCTGAAGAAGCCTGTGGTTGCTAGTAACATTACTAGCTATTTTTCCACATACGGCGCAGTTATCATTTCGCCTACTAGTACGTCGTCGATGTTTACGGGATCCACTGTTACGACAAACGGATCCCTGCCGATTACCCTATCTGGCAACTCTATTCAGTTCCCAAAGGGACGTGTAGGCTCTTATCAAGTCACCGTCCGACTCTCTGGATCAATGACCGCATTTACGTGGGCTAACAGTGTTACGCTCACGAATTGTACGGCACTCACTGGTCCACCAGGGTATACAAATCTGACCACAACCAAGGGCGGGACCACAGATTCTATGGATGGTGCCACCAAGTTGTGCTGGGTGACAGTGACAGATCCGTCTGTTACTGCACTTGTAACAATTCCCACGCCAAGTATCACCGGCAGTTTTGCAGCTGTCGTTGTGACGCTCTCTCTTTACAACCCGCTCATTTAGATGGTTGATTCAAACAAAACAAATAAAACCAGAAAAC